GAGTTTTCAATAATGTGTAAGTTCCTTGAGGTGACTCAGATACAGCTGTTGGGTTACCATAAGCAGCCTGAGCACTAACATCAAAGAATGACCAGTCAGTCAATCCTGTTACTCCTTGAAGTAAGATTGGATTAAGAGCTGTTCCATAGTCAAATGATGCTGTCAATACAACGTCACTTGTAGATGAAGATGTAACAACTAAGTTAACATCAATCAATCCTACCAATGTGTTGAAGTCAACACCTGCCTCTGTTGATGTAATCATGTACATTGTTGAGTCATCAAATAGACGATCAAAGTCAAATGTTAACATGATTTTCTGAACTGTTGAGTCAGTTGCGAACATGAATGTAGGGTTCCATGATTGGTTGTCTACAGGGATTGGATACAAATATCCACCTACTTTAGAACCAATTAAGTTACCTGTTACATCAACAACATACACTCCAAAGTTCACACATCTACCTGCTTTCATTTTACCTAACAAGGTTGGAGTTGAATCCTCACCCCATAACTCACCTGTGAATGATCTTTTACCCTCTCTTAAGAATGCCATTCTACCAGAGTTAGCCTCCTCAAATTGAGACTCAGCCTTTGGAAGTTCTACATTCTCAAATGCCGGTAAAGGGAACCATCTCTTTGATGCATCTGTCTCATTGATTAAACTGTTCCATGTTGGAAGGGGAGCAGATAAATCTATCCCGTTCAATGTTCCATCATTGGCTGTCAATGGAACCATTATTAATTTACTTGTTACGCTCTGAATAGGAACGCACCCTGGTCTCCCTGTGTTGCCAAGACCAGCATTACAATTACATCCTGCCATAATTTCTATTTTTTAGCATTTACAATTTTGTTTATATTTCGTTAATTTAATTCTTAGCTCAACACCACTTAAATTTGCATCCAATATGTTTTGAAAATAACCATTAGACTGCTCAGTCCCAAATCGAGTAAAGTTCACTATTTCATAGGTATCCAAAGTTTTGTAGTTCCTGTCATTGTTAACAACTTCAATGAACTTCTCAGCGAGCTTACTCATTGGCACAACAACATTATCAATGTGATCCTTTGTTAGGTAGTTCACAATATCAGTCTCATCAAGGAAAAATATCCTCAAGTCAGACTCCCAATCATAAACACTCTCCCTACCAAACTTTACATATCTAACATCATGTAACAACCAAACAAGAGGAGTTTTCTGTGTAAGGTCATTGCTGAACTTAGTCCACTCATTGTTAGCTGAAATCTTAGTGCCCGGCACAAAGTATGGTACAGGCAATGTAAGTATGCCGGTTGCAGTTCCTGCCACCAAATACTCATCTGTTTCAACCTCTGTGATTAGTAATGTGCCATTGATATACTTACCTACTCTCGCATAAGACGTATCACATGTGATAGTTTTCTCTTGAATAGGATCATACAACCCAAGGATCTCATTATCAATCAACCCTACTAACTCCTCAACTGCCTGTGATACATCCTGTGTCATAACCAATATGCTGTTAATTTTGGAACACCTCTGAACTTTCTGTAATCACCAATACCAACATATGTAAGTTCTATTATTGCATTATCATCACCGCCTGGAAGTATGAATGTATCACCTATTGTGTAGTTCTTACCTGCATCTACAATGGTAACCTCTTGCACATCTGAGCCACTTGGTGTGACTGTTATATCAACTGTCAAGCCTGTGCCTGTGCCACCTGTTAAACTTACATTTGTTTGGTCAACATATCCAGTACCCCCACTTGTCAAATTCAGTGAAACTGCTTGACCTAATGGGGGGGCTGTAGTGTATTTGATGAAATTTCTAATTGAGTTATAGGAACGTATTGCCTCATTGTAACGTGTGTACATCATGCTGAACAAAGTGTTTGCAACAGTACTGTTTTCATTATCTGGCTTTACTAATCCTATTGGCGTGATTTGGTTGCTCAAGTCTTTTACATACTCAAAATAAATAAATCCTTTCAACATCTCTTTAATCCCCTCTGAGTCTATTTGGTTTACTCCTTCATATATCCCATTGAAATAATAGAAATTGTATCCCATATCCTCCGATAATGGATTAAATAATATCAAGAAATTAGGACTTTGAGGCACATTATTAAGCAGGTCTGATTGAAAGTCATTGTATAGACTTACTCCAAACAGTTGCTTCAAATAACGTGGCTCATATCTATTGATGTAATCCTGCAATTTTGCCTGGTCATACATTCCTGTAGATACTTGATATTTGCCCGTAAAATCTTGAATTGAAAGTATCATTTTATTTTATTTTTCCGTATCCTTTTTTTACCAAAATCTCTGCCTTTGAGCCTAACATTTTCCATACTTGACCTTTGCCAAGTCCAGGGAAAGTGCCATTGCTAATGAATGTGTACTCAGCCTTTGGATCTAAGCTCACAACCTCAACAGTTGGAACCTCAATCTTATTCTCTAATTCTACATTAGCAACCTTTTTTTTGCGTGGTTTCTTTTCCATATTGGATTAAATTTTAGTCGTTGATTAGAGCTATGTCAGTTGCAATATCAGATTGAACAAATGCATTCACGTCATTTCCTTTGATGTAAGATACCAAACGAGCCTCACAAAGGATTGTAACCATGTTACGTGTGAAATCGTCATTCTCATAACCTACAGACATGTTCATATCTTCTCTGAACTTGATGTTGAATTTAGTGAAATCACCAACAATCATAGTACCTGCAGTGATGTTGTTTGAAGAAACAACAACCAATCCAGCAACTCTCATGTTAGCATCCCAAAATGCAGGATAAGTGTACTCACCTGTAGATGTTTTAGTCAACTCAATTTTAGCAACATCCTCTGGATTCAATACAACGTGAGTTGGAACAAAGTTAGCAGCCTCAATCTGAGCCTTAGCAATACGGATTAAATCCATGATGTTTGCTCCTGGGATAGTACCTGCAAATGTACCTGCAGCAAAGTTAGGTGCAGAGGATAATAAACCATTTAAGTCAACACCACCTGCTCCATTTACTAATGAGAAATCAATGTTTTGCTCAATAGCTTCCATCAATTCAGTGTTGATTTCTGATCTAACAAATGCCAAGTCAGCTAACATCTCTTTTGATACTTTGATGTATGCAGCAATTTTCTTAACTTCCTCTGAAATCTCTTCATACTTAACTTGACCATTGAATTTAGGACCAGCCTCATTAACCCAAAGTGTTCCTTCACCTGGTGTTACATTTTGAGTTTGTTGGATGTAAGTAACAAATTTTGATGTTGTTGAACCTACATTAGAGATTTCTCTGATTCGTCTGATAGGTCGTGAAATTCTGTTTACTCCTGGCTCTAATACAGATAATGCAACATTACCATCATAATCACCATCGATAGTTGTGTCAACTTTAACATCTAATGTAATTCTACTTCCTTTCTCAATAGATTCAGAAATTTGTTTTACATTATCAGTATAAGTCTTAACTAATGCATCTTTCAATGTCTTAGCTCCTTTTGCTTTTGGTGCATCAACTGCCTTCTCAGACATAGCCTCAATGCGACCTTCCATCTTTGCAATTGCTTTCTCCATTTCAGAGTTCTTTTCATCTAATTTTTTGAACTCTTCAAGTTGAGATTTTAAACCTTCAACTTCTTCTTTTGTGGGAACTGCTCCCATTTTTTCTGTGATCATTCCATTGATTTTCTCAATCACTTGATCTGGTGTTAATTCTGCCATTTTTTTTTAGAATTTAGTTTAACAATTTATTTTATATTCATGAGCACAGTATTCCAATCAAACTGATTAGCTGGCTTACTATCTGTTGAATGTCCTTTTTTGAACGGCTCAACGGATGCAAGTAACTTTAATTTAGCAGATAGGACATTTGCTTTCATTTCTAATTGATACAGCCTTTCATCTGTTCCCTTTCCATTTGCAATAGCTTTGATAACTGTATTTAGCTCATCACTTGTTTTATCTATTTCAGATATCTTATCCTCGCTTTTCATAACCTCAACTACATTGGTCAAGTCATTAGCTCCAAATGTTACAGCTGATCCTTCCCAAAGTTTGACCTCACTAATCATCCAATACCCTCCCATTGGTTGAGTAACATCTTCAATCCATTTAGTTTTGTCTCCAATATATTGAAAGCCTATTGAATGCTCTCGAATAATGCTATCCTCATAATCTCTCCATGCATCTTCACCTTGAGTTGATGTACCTAATTGACCATAAGCCAAAAGACCATTAGCATCCTCTTCCAACTTGGTGAACTTACCAATTTGCCACATCCAATCATGGTGTCTTAGGAATGCTATTTTCCTATTTGATGGACTTTCGGGTCCTCTTTCCTGAATAGATTTTTTAAACGCACCTTGAACAATCATGTCCAAATCTGAGTCAATGTTATCAAACTTTGCTAAGTAAACAGCCACTGTCCTTGTAGTGCTGTCCATGTCTTTTATTTCAAGACTTTGTTTAGTTTGGTATCCTTTGTTTTTCATAAGCTATATTTACTATCCGTTTTGTGGATTAGTTATCATTGAATTGGCTGTGACACTGTCATAACCATAGTAGTTAACCAATGTGTTCACAGCTGTTTGTCTATCCATTGCACCACTGCTAACTGCAGTATTGAGTCCAATGATTCCATCTAACCCCCCTACAGTTCCTTTAAGATTGGTTTGTGCCTGTGCTAATGCAGCCGCCTGTGACTCTGTTCTGTCCTGTTTCTGTAACTCAATATCGAACTCCTCTGCATATTGCTGTTGAGTGATCACCCCATCTTTAAGCATGACACTATAAGTATCTACTTTGGTTTTTTCTGCAGTTGCTTTTTGATTCTCATCATCCTGTAAGATTGGTAAGTGGTCAAAGTTAGCCTGTAGATAGTACTGACCTTGCAACCCCCATTGAGAAATCATTGAGTCATAGATTTGCTGTGTCTCAGGAATGATTGTATCAGTGTAACACATCCGGATTGAGT